CCTCATTAGTCATGTCCTTGCCCTTGGCTTCAAGCTCATTAATAAGAGCCTCAGCAAGGATTTCGTATCCAGCGATACCGGCGTTTGCCAGCTGCATCATGTCGTTTTGGTATACGCGACCAGCGGAATTCATCTGACCAAGCGCATACGTAATGCGCATGATCTTTTCATCGCCACCACCGAGTGCGGCTACTGCGTCTCCGATGTTCTTAATGTAACCAACAAGCTCGCCCGTATTCGGGTCTCTCTGCAGAACCTGCCCGATGTCAAGACCGAAAGCCTGCATTCGGACAGCTGCTTCTTGCAGCTGCGTGAAGTAGAACGGCGTTACGTTAGCAAATTCCTTCAAGCGTTCGATCATTCCAGTTGCGCGACCTTCGGCCACGCCCATGGAATCGCCAGCGTTGTAGAACAGTGTCGAGAAGCCTACCTTGGCGTCTTCAAGCGACTGGTTAAACTGGATAAAACCTGAGGAAAGGTGGCTAATAGATCGGTAAATAGCATTAGCAGCGTTCTGCGTAAGAACGAATGCAACGGCAAGTTTTACCGTTTCTTTCAGCTGATTTACCAACCCACCGCTACTCGCGGTTGCCGCATCAAGTGATTTACTGAAGTCCAGCGATCCGTCTGCCGCCCTAAGCACTGCATCATCAAAGTCCTGCATCAAACCAACTACGGGCTTGGAGTTTAGGAAGGCGTCCTTCATGGTTGCGCCAAACTGCTTAAGCTTGTCTATGCCTCCCTGAAGTTGATCTTCTGGCATTACGTCCAATAGGACGTTCATATGGTTGCCAAATCCCCGTGGCGAATAGCCAAGACCGTTCTGGCCGCCAAGCATGTTAAAGGCATCGTTGACTCGGGAGCCAAAGATTGCATCGGCCTGATTCTGGTAATAGTCTGGGTCCATGGTGTCAGCGTATGGCTGCACCGCCGTTGAGGTCGAAATACGTGACTGAATTACGCTTCCGCGTCGCCCGCGCTTCGTGGCAGGAAGCCTGGTTCCTGGCTGAGGCCCAAGAAGCGGATGGTTTGGTCTGTACTCTCGTACAAACGGCAGAAGCTCTGGGAACTGCTCCGCAAGCGCAGCAATGCCCGAACTCGTCAGGCTATCCGTGGCAAGCTGCGTTCCCCTGAGTGGTCGGTCGGGCAGTCCGGCTTCCTTGCGAATAACCTTGCGGAGAGGAATATTTTCCTTCCCGCCGCCAGAAACACCCATTGACAAAATCTCTGTGAGTTTGCTGAGCAAATCAGCGCCCTTAGGGGCAATGACTGCAATTCTGTCTGGTGGCAAAGATCCAAGTCCAGGTCCTGCGCCTGGGGTTGGGGCCGGTCCGGGCGCTGGCTTTCTTTTGCGAGACCCTCCGCCCCGGGCAAGCTCTCGGTTAATTTTTTGTACGTCTGCGTCGGTTTCCGTGTCTGAACCCATAATGCCATGCGGGCTTGAAACTGCGGGAACTGCCCCGCCCGCATCAATCATCCGCGTCAACGCCGGAATATTTTTTGCTCTACCGATGCTGTCAAGAATGACAGCTGCGTCAAGCATTCTGTCTGGGCGTATTGCCGAAAGAGCGCTGGATCGCTCGCCCTTTGGCGTTGCCTCTATTGCTTTTGCAAGCGCCTTTGTAAACATGGAGCCAAGATCCTTAGGGTCAAGCCCACCAGCGGCCGTTGCGTCGGTCATCTGACTGGACATATTCCTTTGAAGCCTTGCAAGGAATTCAGCAACTGGCTTCATGGATGAGCCCACGCCAGTCGCCTTGGAAAGATCAAATGCCTTAAGCAAGCCGCCCTGGAATGGGTTCAAAACTCCCGCAACCCCTGGGGTTGCCGCAGAGAAGCTAGTTATGTTTGCTCGGGACCCAGCATTCATTTGTGCCGTAGACCTGAGCAGGCTTGCTTGTGTTTCTCCTGGTTGCAAAATCCTTGTAGATGCTGCAAGAAGCTGTGCGTACTCCGTAACTCCGGCACCAAAATCATCAAGCATTGCTGCCTGTGGCCCAAAGTGTCCAGGGACGTTAATGTGTTGTCCACCTGCATTGGAGTCAATTGCCCTTGCTTGATCTGCAGTTACGTAGCCCTTTTCGTAAGATGCCTTGGCCTTGGGGCTTAAAGCCTTGTATTCCGACTCTGTAATTGAACCCTTTGGCAGCTCCATGTAGCTGTAAGCCTCTGGGTTTTGTCCGCTACCCAGCGGTATTGGACGTGCGCCAATTGGGGCACTGCCTTTTGGCACAAACATGTATTCCCCGGAAATACCAGAGTATGCCCTATACTTATCTTTCTGCGGTACGCCCCTGGCGGCCGTAACCTTTTTGAGAATTTCTTCTTTCTCTGCGTCAGTTTTTCCAATAGAAAGTTTTGCGGCTTCTAGTTGTGCCTCATCAACCATTTTGTGCGTAATTTCATGTGCCGTCGTTGCCAGTAGCTTGCCAATGGTTACTGTGCTTCTGTCCAGGCCGTTTCGCCGCATGCCCCCCTGGCTACCAAGATCAAGAGAAATTTGCCCAACGCGATCATCTGGGTATGCCGTTCCTGGCCCAACCATGCCCGCACCCCTACTTGGCATGTAGTTACCCCAAGAACTTCGACCCTCGCTGTCTGGGGTGAGTGTGTCTGTGAATCTAAGGCCCGAAGGAAGTCCTGGGCTGCTCGGCATATATTTTTGCATTAGGTCGGTAACAATTCCGGCCCTGCCTCGATAGTTTTCTGGGTTAAACCCTTGATCCAATAGGTGCTGATCAAGCGTGGCGGAGCCAGCAAGGCGCAACCCTGCAGCTATTGGAACTCCGCCAAGCTGCTGTAGCCCAGTGGCGTATTTATTTATTCCGGCAATTCCTGGGATTCTGTCCCTGCTCCCGCTCGGCTTCTTTCCTTGAAGCGCTGGGTTTGCGGCAATCTGCGCAATGTCTGGCGCATAGGTTGACGGCACTGAGCCAAGCATGCCGAACAGCACTTTGCGAAGAGGGATGCCCTTCAAGTCGCCACGCTTGAATGCGGCGGTGCCCGTGTCCACCATATCCTGCAGGATGCCGCTGAACATGCCCATCAAGGACTTGCGTGCCTTTGGTGCAATGCCGCGCAGCGCCTTCTGCATCGAGCCGCCAGCAAATTCTCCCTGGCCCGTAGCTGCGTCAAGAATTGTTTGCTGGAAAGATGCAAAGCTGCTTCTAAGGAGTTGAGGACTTACTTTCTGCCCAGCAAGGGATACCTTCAGGTTCTTGATGGCGGTAAGGGTGACCTGCTCAAAGGCGGTCTGCAAGGATGTATATGGATCTTTTGTGGCTGCGCCGCCGCTGCGCTTGCTGTATTCGGCAAAGGGGTTCGTCAGGCCGTTCATACCGCCACCCCCTGATCTTCGTGATAGTTCCCGACCGTCCGGCCGGGCTGCGCCCCGCGATTCAGCCATGCGACTCCTAAACGCTTCACGTGCGCGTCTGAAGATAGCATCGACTGTTGCGAGTGCTTCCTGCTCACTATATCCCCCTGCTCGCAATGCTTCAAGCAATTGCGGCTCTATAACTTTTCGCCGCGTCATAACGCCCGCAAGGGTAGCGGCTTCTTCCCTTGCGAGTTTTGTTTGAGTGTCCCGGAACTGTCCGGGGATGCCAATTGGCACATTGCTGGCTGGCCGATATGGACTCCGACCTAATACCCCAGTGCCCGGTGGGCTAAGGGTCAGATCGTGGTCAATTGCGGTAACGCGATAATTTCCAGGCTGACCAAGGCCAGCCTGGGGGTCAATTAAATTGAGAAGATAGTTTGAATTATGACGGTCGAATGTTTGCGCAATGTGATCAAGGATCTGCATGCGCCTTCCGCCCCTGCTTGCAAGCCACGGCTGCTTGCGAAGGTCTGGATCATCTGAGCTCGGGCCTAAGGGCTGAGAGAAGAAGCCAATAATTTCGTCGTCTTCCCATACATCAACCCTCTTGGATGGGGGCGCGTTGCGCTTCTGGACAAATCTGCTTGCGGTGTCCGCTGGGGCTATCGGCTGAATGGCCAATCTCCTGCCGCCAATGCTGCGCTCCAGAATTGTTGGGGTCTCCACCCCAAGAAGCCCAGCAAGGATCTCCATTGCCTTGTTTGGGAATCGACCACCCTGGGAGTACTCGCCGCCTATTGGCTGCGCAAGAACCTGTCTAATTTCTCCAGCCATGGTCTTCAGGTTAAAGATTTGTTTTCCAGTTGCGCCCGTGAACCCTTCAGGCGCTTTTCCCATGCCGGGCATAATTTCTCCGCCCAGCAGGTCTTCTAGCGTCATCCCATAGGTTTGTCCGCCCGTGATCTGCTGCATGATGTTCGGTCTGCCCTTACCAAAGAGACCGCCAAGCATCCCGCCGATACCACCTGAGCGCTTGCTGTACTCAGCCCAGCCAGAGTTTTTAGCTATTATCCTTGCAACGCGATAGCCAAGCATGTTGTGCTTTGGGATAGCTCCGGGTTGACCAAATGATCTGGTGCTGTACCTCTCAAACATAGAGGCGTACCACTCCGAAGCAGGGGATGTGGTTTCCGCGTTGCGGTATCCGCCAATCCTCCAAAGTTCGTCCATGGCCTCTTCAATGGTTTGGAATTTTGTGTCTCCAGGCATGCGTGTTCGACCCTTAGATGTTGTCTTCTTTTGATACCTAGGAAGAACTGCAGAAAGCGGGCCATACTCACCAATGACCATAAGTTCGCCAATCTTCCGCATCATGGCCGGAAAAATTTCTTCTCTCAACGGATGTTGGGATCCAAGCATTTCCTTATTCGCTTTACTCCCTGGAGAGTATTCCCCGCCAAAATACCCCGGAGCACCCCGGTAGCTTCCTCTAGAGTTTATTCTTTCGTAAGGCAAAAGGAAATCTTTTATTGCGCCGCCCGGGCTCCGTCCCTGGTCGTGCCATTGGGAAATTGTGGCCATGTCGCCATATTCCCCTGAGACGCCCTTACCTCTTCTTCTAAAGTCAAGGTATGGCATCGAGGCGCCAGCCATTGTTCCTTGGAATCCTGCCTCTTTCCAAAGCCGTCTACCCCACTGATCTGGGGAAAACAAATGGCCAAATTCGTGAGCAACCAAAGTTTGTGCGTTGTCAAGAGTTTCGTGGCGTCCATCTGGGGCGCCACGAGGGACCATTCTGAACTTTCTGCGCTTTCCCTCTTCCCAAGGCCCATAATGCTCTCGCACCTGATTGGGGTTTTTTGGTGCAAATGTTTCAAAATCATTTCGCCACCCCGTTGTTTGTTCTGCAAATTCCGAAAACAGCGAGTCGCGTAGCTCCATTAATGACCCGCCAAGATCAGCTGTGCCCAGAGCCCCCCTGTCGCTCTTGCCGTATTGCAGGTTTACCTGAAAATACTTGTCTGGGTATTTTCTGCGCATTGTTTCCGTAGAGGCAATTAGTTGCTGCAATCTTCCCTTGTCAATGTCCTCGGGGATGTTGACGATCTTTATGCCGCCTGGAGTTGTGGCGGTGTAGTATTTAACTCCACGATGGGATTTTGGTCGGGCAATTGGCTTGCCTGCCGATGGGCCAGAAGTGTATGTTTCGCTCTGTAGCTTAAAACGCGTCCCCCTGGTAAACGGCCCAAGCAAGTCTTCTTCTGAAACGCGAAGCTGCTCTGGGTCTGAAATCATTGGAACTAGCCTGCTTGAAATACTCGTTCTTCGGTCTTCAAGATTTGGGTCGGTCCAAGCCTTACCCGACCTTCGCGCAAACTCCATTGGGCTGTAAGCAATGCCCTGAGCGGCAAGGCCCGCCTCTACGCGCTTAATCTCTGCGCGGATTTTTTCGTACGTGTCAACAACTGCGTGCCCGCCCATGTGCATAAATCGGCTCGGTAGTTTCCCGTCTTCGTCAACGGGATCGCTAAAGCTAAAGCCAAGCGCTTCGTACAGGCCCATTCCAGAACCGCTCGCCTTTAAGCTAAGGCCGCGAGGAGAACCTTGCGGCCTGCCTAGTGCTGAAAGATCTTCTGGGGTTACACCGTACTTAGCCTCCAGGGCACCGGGGTACCGCCTGCGAGCTTCCATGATCGCCCGCGCGTGCCGACGCAACTCGTAAGCCATAAGGCTAGTGCCGACACCTGGCACCCCAATGCCCTTTAGGCCGGCAAGCTTGCCCTGCTCGTGTGTGCCAGGCATTCTGTGGGTCATTGCGCCAACAACAAGATTCCTTAAGCCCGCAGCGTCGGGCATCCCTGGAACGTAAAATCTATTAGGCGCGGTAGCAATAAATCCGCCCGTAAGGCCAATTCTGCGGTTACCGCTCTGACCAGCCCTTCTATCTCTGCGTGCCCCGGCGGTGCCCGCGCTCACCTCTCTAAACGCATCAAAACCGCTCATTGCATCAAGGGCTCCGCCAAGAAGGTCTTTGCGCGAGCCCTCGTCGCCGCCTTGTTGGCCCAACCATGAGCTCACGTTAACTGAGCCAGGCGACAATGCGGCAATTGAGCCCATTCCTTTTTGCTGTCTCCTAAACAATTGATACGCGCGCGCTGCAGTCATTTGATCTGATCGAGAAATAATTCTCCTAACGTTTCCATCTTGCGCAACGGAAACACCCATAGCTTGCAGCTGAGCATTAATCAAACGTTCAGGGTCTGCGCCAATCTCTCGAACCCGCATACCAGCGTTGTGCGAAGCAACAAGCGCTTCTGCAAAAATTTGCTCTGGGCTTCGGCCAGCAAGGTTTTGAGGAATTACAGGGCGGGAGCCCCTGCTTGCTCGGCCAGGAGTAAACGTTTCTCCCGTAACCAAAGACGACCTAGTTGAATCTTCAAACTCTACCGGCCGAGCTACCCTGTTTACTTCTTTTCTGTGCAGCATTTCGCCAAGCAGCCGAAGCGGTCTTGGGAGTTCCGCAAAATCGCCACCAGGAAGATCATGAGGAAGCATGACCCCGCGACCAGTTGCTCTGGCTCTTGATGCAAGCCTTCTTTGTGCACCAGATCGGCGCGACATCTCCAACATTTTCGAATAATCGCCGGCATCGCTGCTCCCGGAAGATGCCTCTGACTCTCTTGTAATTGCCGCAGCCTCTAGCCTTGTTCGAAGGGCCGCCATGTACCTATCGGTGTCCCTCTTGGAGTAGCCAGCAGTCAAGAAGGATTCTTCAACAATCTTCATTGACCTCTTGCCGCCAAGGATTCCCCTTAGGGTTTTTGCTTCGCGCGCAGATGCATCTTGCTCCTGCTTTGTTAATTTAATTCTTGAAAGGCTGGAGCCGCTCCCTTTTGTCATCCACGGCAGCAATGTGCCACCACCCTGCGGAACATCTCTCGGCGTATAGCGAGCAGAGAATGACGAGAATTGCGGCGTATTGTTTAGCTGCCTATCAAGATCTGAGATAGGCCTATTGAGGCCGCCCATGCTAAACATATGCTCGTTATCAATTCCAAGAATTCTTCGCTTTCCGCCGCGCCCCTTGCCGACCATCATGTTTGAGCCGTGTCGATCTGTCTGACCAAGGATCTGATCAAGGAGCATGATGCGTCGCATGTCTCGTGTTGATCCAAGTTGTCTGGTCGCCTGCGTTCTAATCTCGTTGTCAAATGTCGGGTGCCCGCGAAGTACGCTCTTCATTGGTTGGAAATCGTCAAGCCACGGGATCATCCATGCATTGCGGCCCATTGGTCGGCGTTGACGCACTTGTGGGTTTTCAAATCTTCCAGAAGCAACTCTGCGGGTTTTTCCAATGTTTGCCCTGGCTGAAGAACCAACTTGCGGCAGTGTCCCGCCAGTGGCCAGTTGCTGCTCTAGTGGAGTTAGCCTTCTTCTAACGACCGCAGGCGTAGGGGCCCCAAGCATTGCGCCAAGAACCTCGTATACTTTTTCTGCCATCGGGCTATATGGAGAAAGTTTAGTGCGCCTAGTCTTTCTGTCTCCTTGCCCAAGGTTTCTTCCAACCTCTCGCCCCGATTGACCACGAAGGCCCCTGTCGTTCTCTGGGAACATGGCAATAGCCGTGCCGCTATATCTTCCGGGGCCCGATCTTCCGCCCATAGAAACAGTGGCGGATACTCTCCTTGTGTTTAGGCGTTGAGCGCCAATCTCCTGGCCAAACGACATGTCGCCCCTGCGCATTGCTTCCAGAAGTCGGCGGTCTGGCACAAAACCAAAGGCTGTCTCAGCAACGGGTCGCCCGCCAGAGCGTCGTGACATTTCGCTCGGCCCGCCCTTGCCCTCTTTGCCGCCGTAGCCACGACCATCGATAACGGCACCCTTCTTGCGCAGCTCGGAAATAAAGTTTTGTACTGCGCGGCGGTCTGAGGCTGATGATGGGTAGAATACTTTTTGGCCAGATGGAGCAATGACGGCGTTGTGGCCGCCCTTACGCTTTTCAAATTTCCATCCTTGCGGGAATAGCTGGCTAACTACGCGGTCAATATCCTTGTTGCCACCGCTGCCGCCCCTGCCCGATTTCTTAGAGAGCTCTGTTAGGCCTCGACCGGGGATGTGGACCGACATTGGCCTGCCAGGATTAGAGCGCGGGAAGAAAGTGCTGCTGGATCTCCTGGCGTTTCTAGCCATCTTAATTAAATTTTGCAGATACGCAGGCAAACGCCGGACGTCTTCTCTTAGGCGAGATCGCGGCCCGCCAAAGGCTTGCTCAATAAGGTTTAAGTCTCCTGCTTCTAATCCCTTTTCAAAGAGATCTAGGTCTGCTTGCTGAGTGCCGTAGCGTCCTGATCTTCGCCTTGGCTTTGGCGGTCCAAATCGACTCCCACGGAATGCATAGTTTCTTAGATCTAATGATTCAACTGGATACGAGACGTCGCCAGTTTCTGAGGCAAGCAACCTTGAAATATATTGACCAAGCTCTCGCGCATGAAGACGGGAACCAAGCTGCGACCTGGACTCTCTTGCTATAAATCCTTGGTCTGTGTCAAAGGATGGTCCCGTATCCCCTGTCCGGCCCCTAACGGCAATTCCTGCCTTGCGCATGCCGGAGCGCTTAGAGAGCTCCAGGCCAAGCGCGGCCCTTGATATGCCCGCTATGCTGGGTATAGAGCGGGCAGCCGCCCCGGAATCGTCTAGTGAGGAGCGGGCGCCGCGCGTTCCTGCGGCTCCCGTACCTGCCCCACCTCGACCAAAGGAACCGCTCCCTGAGCGCCCAGCATTTCTAAATGCCATTGCGCCCGTGCGGTTTTGCGACATCGCTGCACGCGCCATCGCGTCTGCGGTTCGCATTGCCTGGCGCTCTTGTGCCGCCAAGGCATTGGTAACGCGCTGAATACCAGAAACAGCGTTATTGGGCTGAGCCCCAACGTTGAATACCCTGCTTAGGCTTGCAGCAGAGGCGTTTGCCTGAAGCTGCAGTTTTCGCAGTGCAGGAATTGCGTCCGCGTCGACCGCACTTCTGAATTGCCTAAGTGAAAGAGAGGCTTGTCGCAACCCCCGGAAAGACGATCCGACTTTACTTCCCGCTGCCTCAAACTGATTAAGACCCTGGGTAAGCAGTCGAATATCCGCAAGGATGGCCTGTGTTCCAGCCTTAAATTGACTGGTATCAAGACCAATGGATATCTGTCCAGTGCTAGACTGGTCTGCCGTATCTGCCACGAGTTTTCCTCACAAGAGACTAGGACGAGCCGAATCCCGGCTTACCGAATGTTGCCACTAACTGCTCAATGGAGTCAATGCTTGACGTTCCTGCGCCCTTTTTATTTCCTTGGCCCTTGGAACGCTTTTTCATATCTTCATCGCGCTTCTCAGCGTACTGAGAGAAGGCATTGAGCTGGGCGAGGGTTAAGTTGAAAAAATCACTGGGGGTAAAGCCAAAGCTGTCCGCGTAGGAAGCCATGATGCTCCCCCAGTCGATTTCGCTCCAACCTAAGCCTTTGCCGCCTCCTCGCTTTTTCCCGCAGCGCCCTCAGCCTCACCGCCAAGAAGACCGCTTGCGCGCATGACCTTATCGATCTCTTCTCGCATGGTGTCGAGGCTGAAGCGGTCGCCCACTTCGCGCTCGGTAAGCTGCGGCTCGTCCTTCTTCAGAACTAGCCAAAGGATATAACGAATGACGGTGAACTTGGTCAGGTCAATCTGATCAAGCGAGCCGTACTTCTCCTCGATATCGGCGAGGTCATTAAGGGTAAGGACCTTCGTAGGTCTAACCTGAGACAGGTTTGCCATGATTTACTCCTGCTACTACTCTGCATAGCGTGCCGTCAACGTAACGGCACTGCTGCAAACATATGATACACCAAGATGGTGCGAATCTACGGGGAGCGTAGATGGTGTGTGGCCCCGGTTGGGGGTAATTGGGTGCGACTCTTGTAGCGGTCGCTTGGGGCCGCCAGGATTACTCCCAGCGGCCCCTTGCTGTCTAGTCGTTAAGAGCCTAAATTAGGCCTGAACGAACACAACTGACGGGGTAACGGTGCTCGAAACCTTGCAGCTTCGATCAACGGTGCCCGAGAAGTCCAAGTCCATCGTTGCGATATCTTCGCGCGTGAACGGGAACATCAGCTGCATGCTGTACGCCTTTGGCAGGTGGATGCGGACCGTCTGGGACGGGTCATCCGAGCGTCGGTGCGTAAAGCGAACGTAAATAGGACGTGGCAGGCCCATCGGGGCTGACTGTCCACCCTGTCCAGCGACGCGCGTGTTACCGACAAAGCCGGTTCCTGCGCCTGGAAGCATGCCTGAGAGCTTTGGCTCAGCGGCATCATTCGTTACGCCGGCGCCAGTTGACGGGCGGAACAAATAGCTTCCTGGGGATGCGTCATGGGTGTCAATGGCGGTGCCATAGACAAGGGCGGTGGTCGTCGTGCCTTCGCCAAGGTCGTTGTGGTAGAGGTTCTTCAGGTTATCCCAGTTGACCTCAACGCCACGTGCACGAACCTCGCAGCGGCCGCCGAAGAAGGCCTTTGCGACTGGGAAGTTCTGCTGACCGTAGAACTCGCGCTCCTGGAAGTTAATGTCGAACTCGACGTCGCCGCCGACTTCACCAATGGTCACAAGCTCGCCCGAATTGCCGTAGCCGGTCGTCCCATCGAAATAGGGAACCGTGCGGCTGCCCGAGCCGGCTTCTGCGCCAGGCTTCCAGAAAGCAATATCAATAGTACCGGAACCAAGTGTAAGCATTTTTTGCTCCCCTTAAGTTTTTATGACTTGATATCGGATTACTCGCCGATATTCTAAAGTGTTTGGGTCATATCCGTCACGTTGTGCGATTTTACGCGCTACGTGCAAGACTGCCCCGTTTGGTCCAGACAGACGCTCACGGTTAAGTACCGCATCTATAGCACTACCAATATTATTCAGCTCTGTCGCGCTGGCGTTGCTTGCAATAAGCACGTCAACAACAGGTCTGTCAATAGGCAGCCCTAAGTCGCTACTACCCGCTACTACTGCGATTCTCACCGCAGGAAGCGTGCTCCGTCCCGTGTTTGTGATCGGATATACCTTCTTGTCTGTCGCCGAGCCGCCCAGCAAGGTTTGCAGGGACGAGTCCCCGCTCAGCGCCGTAAAGAAAGCTTCATATATACCGTCCACGTGTGTAGATTACCAACTATTCAGTAAGATTCCAGCCCACAGACATCTACACGCAAAAAAATGCGTGCAGGTTGCGTGGCGGGTATACTATGGGCGCGGCAACTATGCCGGAAGTATTGGAGGTTTTGTGGAAAAAGGTCATGACCGATTAGTGCTCTCATGGACCCCCCAAGAGAAGGCGGATGCCGTGAGCATGGAGTGGGAAGATTTCCATGCAAAGTATCCAACCCGAACACCCAACGCCTATCGCATTAAGCGCAACACCCTTCTAAACGGGAAGGCTTCGTTTATTGACAGGCGGGTTCACAACGGCTCAGTGCGCAACGTGTTCCCTGGAACGCTTGCCGCCAAGGTTGCAAGCGAGGGTCGAATTGACCGCAACGCTGTTGCCAAGGTTGTAGAAGATGAGCTGTCATCAGAAGCGGTGCGAAGCGAGATTGAACAGTTGAAGCAGGCTCATCGCGCGGCCCTTCGCAAGTTGTCCCAAAAGGACGACGACCGAGCAGAGCTGGTTCGCGCTGTTTACCAGGCCGCAAGCGACGCTGCTGCTGCCATTACGCTTCCTACCGTTAAGGCTCCGGCCAAGGATAAGCGCAAGAGCGCACCTGAAACCGCCATCTTGCTTTTGTCTGACTGGCAGCTTGGCAAGATTACCCCAACCTACAACAGCGACATTTGCGCAGAGCGAATTGAGCTGCTTGCGGCAAAGGTAGAGTCACTTGTGGCGATTCAGCGAGCAGACCACCCAGTAACGGATTTGCGGGTGTATCTGCTTGGCGACCTAGTTGAGGGAGAAGACATCTTCCCTGGGCAGGCGCACTTGATTGACGCATCTCTCTACAACCAGACCTTCCGTGGCGCGGAAATCCTTGCTGGGCTTGTTCGCCGATTGGCGGCAACCTTTGAGAACATCCGTGTTGTTGGCGCAATTGGCAACCATGGGCGACTTGGCCGAAAGGGCACGTTCCACCCAGAGTCCAATGCCGACGCAATGATGTACAAGGTTGCTTCTATGTTGGTTAAGGACATCAAGCACGTTGATTGGGTAGAGACCATCTCCAAGGGCGAGCGGGCTTGGTTTGGCACCGACGAGGTGTACGGCAAGCGTTGGTTCCTATTCCATGGCGACCAGGTTGGCGGCGGCTTTGCTGGCTTCCCTTGGTACGGATTTGGAAAGAAGATTCAGGGCTGGAATATGACCGTTGCCCCGTTTGATTACAGCGTTGCTGGTCACTTCCACACGCCAGTGCGGATGTACCTCAACGGCATCGTGCATTGGAACGGTGGCTCAACAGAGAGCAGCAACACCTACGCCCAGGAGCAGCTTGCTTCTGCTGGCGAGCCATGCCAGTGGCTGTTGTTCCAGCACCCAGACGGCGTATCTGCGGAGTACCTGATTCGCCTTACCTAGGCGGCACCACGTTGCCTCTTCATAAACATGTACTTTCTCTGGCGGAAGATCTTTAACTGACGGGAACGGGGCAGCGTTGCAAGCTTTGCTGCTCCGTATCCGCGCCCAGTTTTCGTTGGGAAAAAGGCCCTGTCTAACGCTCTCTCGAAAAGTTGCACCAGAAATTCTTCTGCAGCGCTTTTGACCGCGCCGGTTACAGCTTGATTGATCATGGGTCGGTACTTCTGAACGTTAAACTTTACATACTGCCCGTAGTAATGCTCTCCACCATCTTTTGATTCCTCAAATGGGTCGCTTCCGTACTCGACAGTGATGTCGTCACCGTATGGCGTTAGATCAAAAACCGGGTTTGAGTATCTGGCAGCCTTGCGCTTGCTGGAGGTAAATGCCCCCCACTGACCAGAGAGACCGGCCTGAAATGCGCCAGAGTCAACCGGGGCGGCCTGCGCGGCCTTTGGGGCAACTTCTGAATACACCGCCTGGAACGCAGCAACCTGGACCGCCCGAGCAAATTGCGCCTCTGCCTCTTTGGGTATTCCCCCTAAGTTTTTTGCAAGCGCGCTAAGTCCGCCAATCACACCTTTGACGCGCACCCTGACGGCCTTGCTCATTTATACCTCGGAGATTCTTGCCTTCACTGTTAGATGATGGCGCAGGGATTCTTGCAGGATACCAATGACAATAAAAGTCTTGCCGTGGACAACCAGGCGGTCGTCTGGCGCCGGTCTGCTTGTTCCAGTCAGGAACGGAAGGTAGAACTCGTAAAACTCTTCCGCGCGGCGGCCGGTGTCATTCTGGTTCTCAATGTTGTATCGCTTCTGGTAGTGCCCCTTCTTGGTCCACACTATCGACGTGGTGCGGATGGGCGTGCCCATGGCGTCTTGCGATATTGTCCCGGGACGGGCAAGCTGGATAGACGCATTGAATCCAGGAATCATCGCAGTGCTGTCCCCTGATACTGGTCAAGAAGAGCCATAGCGGAACGTGGGATTCTGATGCTGTTTCCCGCCTTACCGCCTTCGCGCTCCCCTTGTGGGTTTGCGGCGTACATCTCAAACTCACCAATACGGAATCGGGAAAGCCCGCCCATACCCTGCTTAATAAGGTTGTCCTTTGCCAGCAAGTCTACAGTGATCAGTGCCACGGCGTCCTTTACTGGCTGCGGGGCGGACTGATAGCCGTGTGTGTAGGTAATCTCTACCACGGGCTCGATCATTCCCAGGGCCACAATGGCGGGGAACAACGAGTAAGTAACAGCAGCAAGAGATGTAACCTCAACGTATCCGCGATCCTCGTTAATGTAGAAATCGTTGATGGTGAATTTAGCGCTTTGCTGGGCGCTGACGTGAACGCTTACCTCTGAAACCGAAATGATGGGCCGCTGGCGCACGTAAATCCGGCGGTTCTTTTGGTTCCATGGGTGCTTCTCCTTGTTCTGCACGTACTCAAACGAGTAGCCCACGTAGGAGTCAGCAAGCCCGCCGGCAGCCTTAATAAGGCGCTCAATCTTCTGGTCGCTAAGTGGGGTGCCGTCTGGGTCGGTCAGGTCACCAATCTCATAGGATCGGAACTCGTCAACCGTGATGTAGCCGAGCGGTTGACCCTGCACGGGGGTTGCCCAGGAGCCGCCCGCAAGGGTGCTGGTGTTGTACAAGCGCCACGTGCTCCACTGGTTGCTTGCGCAGCCGGTGTCCGTGTATTCATAGGCAGAGACAACGGCGTTAAGGGTAATGACAGAGCCAAGATTGGTGAATGTGCCATTTTGAGCCGCAGCATCTGCGGACGTGGCTGCCCTGCCCACCTGGATGGCGTTATACGTTGCCACGGCGGTCTGGATGTCTGAAACGTTGATTGTCAGTTTTACAGCCATATTCGTATTCTCCAAAATTTATCGGTTTGACGCCATAGGGAGTCTATCTACGTTTCGCTACGTACCAAGCGGCAACCGCTGCGCTCGGCGCTGTCCAGATATCGCGCAGGTATCTTTGCTCTTTTGTTTACAAAGCGCGCAAAGTATCCGTCGTCCAGCCCAAGTACGCCATCCATGCTCCATTCTACTTCAACAATCTGTTCTGATTTCCTGAAGGCAACTTGCCGAATGTGCTTTTTGGCAAGGTTGGCTGCATGCTCTTCCATGGTAAGCGGTTTAATGATTTTCTTACGCGGCATTTTTACCTCTAAATAGTAGAGGCGGGGCATAAGCCCCGCCTCTACGTAAGTTCCTATCGAAAAGATTACGCGGTGACGCGGATCTTGCCGTTGAACTGAGGTGCCTTGTTCGCAAGACCAAACATTACATACATAATGTAAAGGCGCGAAAGGGCACCGTTCACGCCGACTGGAATCTCCAGCGTCGTGATCGAGTCCGAGCCGAGGTACGGCATCGACCAGGAATCCTCGTCTACGACATACATGTCGCGGTACGAGTCTGTGCTGATCGAGTACGAACCAATGCTGTCGCCAGGAACCGACAGGATTGGAAGCTCACCGGCAGCCGTAACAACGGTGCCAAGGGTGAGGCCCATAACCTGCTGGCCCTGCGATGGGGCATTGTATCGAACAAGGTTGGTTACTTCGTTAACAAGACCAGCGTAATCCGTTGGCGAAGCAAGGATTGCCGTTGGGTTTCCACCCGCGTTAAGAATCGATGCAACGTTCGAATTGATCGTTGAAAGATACGTAGCGGATGACTTGTTGACTCGCTGGGACGTACCAGCTGCGTTACCAAGCTGCTTGCGAAGACCATCAAACCCGTTCGCGTCATACGCGCCAAGCTCGGTGGCTGCGCCTGCACCCGTGGTGACAGTGGCGTTGCCCTGGAAGAGAGAAGTCTGGAGCTTCGCTGCAATAGCAGTTACGCCCGAGGCAAGCTCGGTCGAAAGCCCGTTGAATGGGCCGCCACCCTGGTTAAGGGCGAACTGCGACTTCAGCGTGATACCGCGTCGTGTCGCAAGAACGGCCACATTGGTCGTCTGGCGAACGTAGGTCGCGGCATCATCGGTCACGGTGCCGCTTTCCGTCTGGAAGACGGCGGTACCGTAAGCGGTCTGCTGGTTGAACGCGTGCACGAGGCCGTTTGCCGGCTCCTTGCGAATGCGCTCGAAGAATGGGAACTTCTTTACAAACAGCGAATAGAGGATTGGCTCCAAGTCCTGTCGGATAAGAGCCGCGCCGCCGCTGCTGTCAAGAAGCTTGGCAATGTTGGGATTAGCAACTGCCAACTGATTAAGGACGTCGGACGAAGCCTGCTTGCCGGTCTCGCGGGCTGCCTGAATGTCAAGCATCTCGTGAAGGTCGGACGTGTTCATCTTCGAGAACTTCTTGCGAAGGTCCTTCTGAATCGCGTAGGCCTCGGCGGCGTCGAAAGTCTTCCCGGTGCCCGAATCGCGGGTCACTACGGACTCGTTAAGGGTTTCAAGACCCTTCTCGAATCCGCCTAGGATCTCTCGGTGGTCGCTCATGATTTATTACTCCTGAGTCTCCAGCACACGCTGGATGTATGGGCTTAGCCAAGGGGCGGATGTTGCCATCTCTCCCGTGGCGCGCTTGAAGGCTGGAACATGACCGACGGGGACGTCAATCAGTCTGCCAACCAGGTCCAATGTCTTTTCCAACTCCAGCTCGACCTTGGCCTTTGCAGCAATGACTTCGGCAACGCTCTTCTTAAGAGCAGTTACTTCTGCCTGTGCGGCAAGTGCTGCATCTAGCGCAGACTTGGCAATTTCGGCGACCTCGGCAAGGGCTGCTGTATCGGCCGACTTATCATCCGCAGCAGCTTCAGGCTCTGCGGCATGTTCAATTTCCGTTGCTGGAGCTTCCGCCGGAGCCTCTGGCTCAACGGCTGGTGCCTCCACAACGGGGGCTTCTTCGACCTTCTCTTCTGCTGGTGCCTCTGGCTCTACAGCAGCTGCTGCATCGGCGGCCGCCTGGGCCTGCCGAGCGGCAATCTCTAGGTCGGTATCCTTGACAACTTCTGCGCCGAACTCTTCAAGTACGGCAATGTGATGTGGCTTTGGCTCCTCTTCGGCGGCAGTCTCCTCAACGGCGACAACCTCCTCGGCGGCAGGCTCAATAGCCTCAGGGTTAATGGTCTCGTTTTCCACGCTCTTTACCTCCAATGGGTTGCCCTGTGGGCCTTTGTTTTGCTTCATTGCTGAGGACAGTACTTCTGCCTCGCCTGACTTTTCAGCCTCGCCCGACTCCTCAGTAAGAGAAGCCCGGAGCTGCCACGACCACTTCTGGTGCATGTCCTGGCGCTCGGCCAGGAAATTAGCAACCCCCTGCTGGTTGGCATCAGTGGCAGCCTTAAAGGCAACCATGATGTTTTCCAGCAGTGATTCGTTGGCAGCATAAAGATTAGAGGCAAGGGCTTCGGCTTCGTAGCCCTCCGCCTGTGGGGCGTCGTTGGTCATTCGGGCCAAATCCTTCAGCTCAAAAGGAGCTGCCGAGTTTAGCTTGCGAAGGTTTTCTGCAATTGGATCAAGTGATTCATGAACGTCTTCGTAAATTTCCTGGAAGAGCTCATGATATTGGGCAAACTCTTCGCCGACAACGTTCCAATGGGCGCCATGCGCCTTTAGGTAGAAACTGGTTGCCTCGGCAAGGAGCGTGTACAGCGCGCCAATAAGCGGGGCCTTATCGGCTCCAGCCTGGCCCTCGACCTCAACAGCCTTAGCCACGAGCTCGTCCATTTCCGCCCGGGAAGCACCACGAAGGCTCTTTACAGCATTCTGTAGATATGAACGCTGGTTTGCCGGAATACCAACAACCGATGCCTCCATCAACTTGACACTGTCAATGACATATGTCTCTTCTCCAGTTGACTTGTCAACCTTTTTGCTAACTCTGTCAACCTTCGCACCAATTGAAAGCCCGAGCTTGACACCGCGCTTGATTGCGCGGTAAGCACGAATTGCTTCTGGGTTCTCGTCCTCAGAAACAACAGATATATCGACATCAAGGTCAAAGACCTCTTGGCCGGTTGCGTCAATGCGCTTCACAATGCGCGCGTCCTTGACGGAGCCAAAAAGGTCGTCCGGAACCTGGTATTCGTGATTTAGCCAAATAGTCATATTCTGCTTGGCGGTAGCTTCCATGCTCTTCAAGGCAGATAGGGTCATCTCATCTCCATGAAGGTCCCTAATTGTTGAGGAGGTAGTTCCAGTTACGAATCGGTCGCCGTTATCAGCCTCGTAGGCCTTCAACGCGTTTGTATAGATCTTGAAATCAGACATGATTCCCCCTATATGGCCGACGCAACTTGGTCAGCGGATAGATAATACACATGCTTTATCCTGTAACACAACGCGCTACAAATCTATACCTATAGTATCTGCACGCAGTTGTGTGTCTAGTGTCATACCATCTTGAAAGCATGATAACATACCCCCTATGGAAAAATGCATACTTTGCGAACAGATACGCGAGTCGGGTTCTGAGGTCCAGGACTTGGCGTCGGCGCTCCTTCGCCTACAAAGAACCATCCAGCCAATCTTGGAAAGCTACGATCACCAGCGCAAGGCCCACTTCCGGTGCGCCCTGTGCACCATCCTGGTCGGGGAATCCCACACGGAGCAAAACCTAGTCCTTGAACCAATGGTCCCACGGGCCAAGGGTCAAAAGCGTTACGCGGTTTGCCCGAATTGCCACAAGCATTTAAAGTCCCTTCGGATGAGCGTTCCTCAGGCAAGAAAATACCACCAGAGACTTGACGAAATATTGCAAAAGGAAGAAGAGATAGAAGAGGCGAATTTGCCAACCCTAGAAGAAGCCGAAGCCGAAGCCAGGGCTTGGGCGTTGGAGTCATTGACAGATAATGAATCCTGACATTCAATCAACCGTAGAGGTTGAGTTTGTTGATATTACCTGCGTAGTTCCTGTATGGTGGAGCCAATACATGTCGCAGCACACGGTAACGTATCGCAACGGGAGAAGAGTGGTATCCTGCACGAGAGCAGAAATGCAAGACCACGTAAACAAGCAAATGACGGATTCAATCTTCCGCAGGGCACTGCGAGGCGGAATTCGAGGGAGAGGCTAAATGGCAGACGATAGGTCGCTAATTGACCGGATACTGAATCGAGACACCACAAGCGTAAAGAGCGGTGGGTCAGCCATTGTTCCTGACTATGACATTGGGCCATACGCCCGTGGCGTAGGCAGCGTTCAAATGACTCGCAGAAGCGTACTCCAGCTCCGCAAGTGGTCCCGCAGCAACCCATGGATTCGCGCTGCAATCAACCTTCGCCGCCAGCAAGTTAGTCGCGCCAAGTGGGACATTGTTACCTACGACGGAGAGCAGCGCGGCACAATTCGAAAGATTAACCAGGTCAAGGAGCTTTTGCGCTACCCAAACCGCCGCATGGACTCCTGGCGCTCCCTTATTGAGCCAGTTGTCGAAGACATTCTCGTGCTTGATCAGGGCTGCATTGAAGTCATTCCGACGCGTGGTGGCGCTATTGGGCTTGAAGGAGCAAAGCCAGTAGCCGAACTCATTGCAAAGAACGGGGGCAGCATTGCTTTCAATAATGAGTGGGACGGGGAAAACGACACCGACCCGCGATATTTTGAGGTTGACGAAACTGGTCGGCAGATTCGCAAGTTTAAGAACCATGAGCTTTTGGTCATCATTGCAAACCCTGTTACTTATTCGCCTATCGGACTCTCTCCGCTAGAAGTTCTTGCGGACACGATTGAGGCTGACCTTACGGCTGCCGCCTACAACGCAAAGGCAGTTTCCCAGGCAGCGCCTCCGGGCGTATTGCATCTTGGCGAAGGCATCCGCGCAGACCAGGTTGATTCATTTAAGGCGTATTGGGACACGGAGATTTCCGGACGCAGCCAGATTGCCATTACCGGCGGCGGCAAGGGCGTGCAATGGATTCCACTTGCCTCGTCGAACCGCGACATGCAGTTCATGGAGTGGCAGGTCTACCTCGCCCGCAAGATCTGCGCCGTATTTGGCGTGCAGCCACAAGACATCGGCATTACTATGGACGTCAACCGTGCAAGCGCAGAGGTTGGAGCAGCATTTACCGCCGACAACGGCATTGCCCCGCTGCTTGACCTGATTGCTGAATACATGACCCGAGAAATCATTTGGCGCTACGACAAGAACCTTCGCTTTGTCTACACAGAGGTTGGCCGAGAAAGCCAAAGCACTATGTCTAGCTATTACAAGGCTGCGCTTTCGGGCATGCCGTGGCTGAAGCTGAACGAGGCTTTGCAGGAGCGTGGTCATGAGGGCATTGGCGGCATGGGCGATGACATCTTTGTTCCTTCGCCCAAGGGCTATATCCCGCTCTCTCGCTACGAAGAGTATCTTGACGTTGCGCTTGCCAAGCCTGAAGGCCCGGACGGTCCAACCCCACCAACTGACCCTAACGAGCCAGACGGCGGCGGGGCAGCACCGGCGCAGGGCGGGCCAGACAACCCAGGCGAAGAGCCAAATCAGGGCGAAACCATGAGCCCACAACAGCAAACCAGCAAGGCACTCCTTGGCTTGATGATTGGCATTGAGGCTCTCTACGACGAGGACTGGGAAGTTCGCCCAAAGGTTGCCGAGGCAATCACTGAGGCAAAGGATTCCGGTCGACGCATTGCCATTGTTGTCGGGTTTAAGAACGACAAGGAAGAGATTGCCGAGTGGCTTCAAGAAGACAAGATCCCGTATGACGATTTGATTATCAACACGTGGCCAGAGGGCACCGAAAATCGCTTCCGACTCTACGCCGCAAGTAAGCTAATGCGAAACGGCGAACTGGAGATTATTGAAAAGACTAGCGAGCTTGCCGAAGAGTACAAGAAGATTGGCGCCTCGTTTGTGGCAGTCAACATTGAGAACGACCCGATTGAGACCCAGAAGGAGGGCGCAAGCACTGTCGCCCCAGCCGGCGCTAAGGCAGAAGCCCGAAAGGGCTTGAAGTGGCGCGAGGAGTTTGGCCGTGGCGGCATTGGCCCAGGCCAGGCTACCGCACGGATGATTATTGGCAACCGTTTGACACTAGCCCGAATCCGAAAGATGAGCGCGTACTTTGCCCGCCACGAAGTTGACAAGCAGGGCAAGGGCTGGGCTCCAGGGTCAGAGGGATTCCCGAGCAATGGCCGCATCGCATGGGCACTATGGGGCGGAGACCCTGGGAAGACGTGGTCAACAAAGGTATCTCGCCAAAGCAAGGGAAAGAAGTAGCGTGCAGCCGCTCTCATTTGCAGACCAGCTTTGGGTCACAGGAGTGGCAAGGAATGTTGGCCCACACCTAGACGCAGTCTTTGAAAACTTTGAGCGGCTCGCTCAGATTTACCCAGACATCCACTTCAGCCTGTTTGAAAACGACTCAGACGACGACACACGCGCACGCCTGCAGAGCTGGGTTGCCGGGCGGCCCAACGCACACCTTGCGACTGAAGACGACCTGGCAGAGCGAATCAAGGACCGAGTTGATCGCATTTGCTACGCCCGCAACGTTGCCCTTGCCGCCGTAGATTTCTCTAAGGCAAAGATGATTCTTAACGTAGATATGGATGATGTGTTTGCTCGGCCGATTGAAACCCAGTCGCTTGTTTCGGCAATGAACACTTTGACAGAGTGTGATGTTGTGACCGCTAACGGCTATGGCGGGTACTATGACATTTATGCACTGCGAATCCCAGAGTTGCTGGAGTATGACTGCTGGGACCGCAAGTACTGGCTTGTACAGATTCAGGGCTGGGGCGAGGCTGCCGCAACCTATGAGGCAGTTGAGCAGTGGAAGGACTATATGCCAACCGTTGAGAAGCCTATGGAAGTGTGGTCAGCGTTCAATGCTGCCGCCCTGTACCGCGCAGACGCGTTTGAGCATTTCCTGAAATACACTACAGAAGACCTTTTGGGCCGCAAGGTGTGCGAGCATGTTGGGCTGCATGAGCGCATGCGCAAAAATGGCAAGCGCATTGTCTTCGACCCGAACTTCCGGGTATGAGCGACAAGTTCTACCATCCAGCAACATGCTTTTGCCTGCCTTGCCGCGCTCTTCGCCAAGAAGGCGTAGCCAAGCCCGCCAAGAAGGCGGTTCCGGAAGAGGAGCCAGCCAAGAAGCCTAAGAAGAAGAAACGTGGCGCATAAAGACCCCGTCACCCCAGACGTGTATGCGGCCGTTATGTTGCGGGACGAGCGATCCTGCATTGGACCAAGCATTGGCATGACTGGAGAGTGCGGTAGCCAGTGGGGGCCGGGAAGGCCTGTTGTCTTAGAGATTGACCACGTAAACAACGCTGGGTTTGGCAAGCGTGGGCCTTCCGTAGAAGAAAATCTTGTGGTATTATGCGGTTATCACCATCGCATCAAGACCGAAGCAAGTCGGGTCTGGCGAGCGGCAATTAACGAATACCTGCGGGGGCACTATGAATAATTTTGGACGATGGGACGGGAACAAGAAGATGTTTGGCAGGCTGGTCTGTGACATGCCCGATTGCCTAAACAAGACAAGCGGCTCTTCCGAAAAGACTGCATATTTTAGAGACCTTGGTCCGGTTGTTGAGGTTGGCTTTAAGCGAAAGCACATCAGCTGCCTTGTTGCCAAGACCGAACACCAGGCCATTGACGAGGCTGGTGCGGAGCCAGTTGACCCCGACAAAGGGGTATGATACTATCCGTACAGATAGCACTTTGCTATCAGTATTGGAGGTTTTATGCAGTATGAAGATGCATACATTCAAGGAGCCAGCGCCCTAGCGGAACTCCTTCCGGCCGAGCTCCCAGCTGACCCCGCAACGCGGATTGCCGTTTTGCAGGACGTTATCCCGAAGGCTCAGGAAGCTCTTGGCAACAAGGGTCATTGGGAGCACGGGGATTGGCTGTCGGCATGCGAGGGTATTTCCCACGTTGCGGTGCGATGGCTAGAAGACGGCGTGCTGGCAAAGGTGAATGCGGATGAGTAAGCAAAGCGGAGACAACTTTAAGCAGATCCGCCTCGCACAGAAGCGGGAGACCGCAAAGGTGTGGGAAATTATCCGCGAGTCTGGGATTAAGCGACGCTGGATTGCAAAGCATCTCGGAGTGTCGTATGGTTATCTTAACCAGGTGCAGTATGGTCACGCTCCAATGAGCGGGGCAATGCGCCAGCGCCTGAGTGAGTATTTAGGAATCCCCGAGAGCGAATTGTTCTCGGATATGAAGGAGGAAAGTTAAGTGGCGTTTGATAAGAGTGCGCTAAAGGATTACGTTGATGTCGCGGAGCGGATTCGCGCGTGGTATGAAGCCTACCCAAACGGTCGTATTGAGACTGCCGTGCTGGAGCATGACGACAAGCGCGTTGTGATTGAGGCTAAGGCGTATCGCGGCGACGTCCCAGACGAGAAGCCAGCAGGGGTTGGCCATAGCGCCATGCAGATCCCTGGCAGCACCCCATACACGCGCGGCTCGGAGATTGAGAACTGCGAGACCTCTGCTGTTGGTCGTGCGCTAGTTATGGCTGGCTTGCCATCCAAGCGCATCGCTTCTGACGACGAGATTCGTTCCAAGGCAGGGGTTGCCAAGACCAGCCCAATGCAGGAGCGCGAGAAGCAGAAGATTGATGACGAAGAGGTTCTCCGCGCAGCAGCGGCTGTGTTTGACGGACCAAGCCCTGCCGCCATTGAGTGGGCAGACGCCATCAACGGTGCGACGACTGCAGCGGAGCTTGGCAAGATTGGTCAGCAGATTGCGACGGCCAAGATTTCCGACGACGACAAGACCTATCTTCAGAGCGTGTACAAGAGCCGCAAGGCTGCCTTGTAATGCATGAACGTGATGTAGAGCACATTAGCGTCAGCGAGATTCGAGAGTACTTCTCGTGTCCGCTGCGCTGGTGGTATCGCTATCGCCTTGGTCTCTGGACCGATAAGACTGCGGCATTCTTTGCCTTAGGAACATCGGTGCACGCTGGCCTTGCTGGCTGGTACGCGCCGCTTCACGGGGGTAAGTTGACTGGCGACATTGGGCTGGCATATCGGCAATACGACAAGACGTTTGCTGAGGAGTCCGCCAAGGTTGACTGGGCTGCCGAGAAGGACGCCGATCCGATTGGTCAAGGCCAAATGGGCAAGACGATGCTCCAGGCCGCAATCTATGCTGGCGACGACTGGAACGGCAAGCACATTGAACACACGATGTTTGCCGACATTACCCATAGTCGCCTTGGCAAGCTTCCTATTAAGTTGAAGGCGCAGGTTGACCTGCTGCTTGATACCAACGATGTGGTCGAGCACAAGACCGCATCGCGCAAGTGGGAAGAGGGTCGAGAGCATGGCGACATTCAGGCGACTGCCTACACGATGGCGGTTCGCCAGAACTACGAGCATGACCCAAGCGTGACCTTTAACATTATTAGCAAGAACGCTAAGGGTCCGCTTGTAGATCGACGGGTCACAACACGAAACCAGGGCGACATTGACCGCCTGTACACGCAGGCGCGAGTGGTCCTGACTGCAATGGAACAAGGGATTGTGTATCCTAATCCAACGGCGTTTGCGCACGCCACGTGCGAGTATAAGGAGGCTTGCAACCGATGGGAGAGTCACCCGCAACAGCTACCGCAAACGGAGGAGGGCTTGAAGAAGCTCCTGCCAGTGGTGCGTATCTCGGAGAATCTGCGCGGTCGCCTGAAGTAATCGCGCGGCACTATTGGAAGTGCTACGCCGACCTACCGCGTCATAAGAAGATCTGGCGGTTGCCAGACCACAGTGCTCGCTGGGCGTGGGTCACCGTGCTTTGTGCGGCGTCAGAGTGCGGCGGCGTCTTTGAGTCTGACCAGCACATTGAGGCAATGGTCGGCACCCAAAACGCCAAGTACCTGCCCATCTTCCGACGGGTTGGGCTGCTGGACGGCCTGGTGGTACACGACTGGGACGAGTGGCAGGAGACCCCAGACTCCGTCGGTGCGCAGGAGCGCGCAGAGAAGGCAGCGGCGGCAATTGCCCGACTGGAACGCCTTGGCTTGCGCGACGAAGAGGGAACAGAAATTGTCTACCGCACGATGAAGGAGTGGTTGGAATATGTCGTCTCTGGCCCAAACACGCAAGGCCGGCTTGGCGAGTTTATGGGGGCAATGTTTGGCATTGTGCTTCAGCGTGGAGACTACAGCCGAATCGCCAAGTTGATGAAAACCTACCCAGGCGGAATTCCTGCTATCATGTCTGCAATGGCTGACGCAGCCCTGCGGGACGTCACAGGAGACCCGTTGGCATACGTACAGAAGATGAGCGGCTTTAAGAAGTGGGAGCCTGAAAAGAAAGTAGGAGGAAGGGATGCATTCATTGAGTCCTGAGCTAGACCGCATTGCTGGGTCATTCCAGCTTGGCGAACACGATGTTCCGAATGCCGAAGAGCTGCACCTTGCTCGACAGCGAGATGTACTGGAGCGCATGACGAAGGCAACCCTTATTCCCCCACGCTATGTGGGCGCTACATTTCTTGAGTTCGGAACAGAGAAGGGCAACCAGAAGGCCTACGACGTGGCACTCGACTGGTCCAACAGCACCGCAAACCAGACACGTGGCGAAGGCTTCTTCCTGCTGGGCGAGCCAGGCACGGGTAAGACTCACTTGGTATGCGCAGCAGCAATGGAGCGCGTCCGCAAGGGTCAGTCAGGCATTCGGTACCTGAACGTGCCGATCTTCCTTGACCGTATTCGCGCATCCTTCAAGTTCTCAGAGTCCGCAGCCCAAGACCTGTTCGAGTTTGCCTGCACCAAGGCATCGCTTGTGGTGCTTGACGACTTCGGTAAGGAGAAGGCCACGGACTGGGCAACCGAGCGCCTCTACGTGCTTGTGGAGTCTCGCTACCAGAACATGCTCCCCATGCTTGTCACGTCCAATCGGACGCTCGACGAGTTGGACTCCCTTGGCTATGGGGCAACCGTATCGCGGCTACAGCAGATGTGCCGCACCATCAAGTTGGAGACGGCGGACCACCGCCCACTGCAATGGAAGAAGTAACGTTCTCTCTCTTTATCCCTGGGCTCCCCATCCCCCAGGGCTCCTCTACTGCTTTCATGCATAACGGTAGGCCGGTGATTACATCGGCAAACCGCAAGCTGAAGGGTTGGCGGACCAAGGTGCGCACGGCAATTGCCCTGCACCGACAGACCCCGCCAAGCAGTCCATATTGGGTCGTGTTGCGGTTTTGTCTGCCACGCCCCAAGCATCACTACGGCGCAAAGGGGGTGAAAGATTCATCCCCCACGAGCCATACGTCAAAGCCCGATTTGGACAAGTTAGTCCGAGCCGTGCTTGACGGTGTAACAGACGCAAAGGTGTGGGTGGACGATTCGCATGTTGTGCGGATTGTCGCATCCAAGGAGTATGTTGATTTGGACAAGATCGGTGTCCACGTCACCCTACGCCATGCAGAGCACCTTGGCGCATATTAATCCGATCAGGAAGAAGGGTTAAGCAATGATCAAGGTACAGATGATCGGCCGCGTCGGCGGTGAGCCAACCACGCGACAGACCGCAAAGGGTCGCCCAGTCGCTAACTTCAACGTTGCCGTACACGGCGCGAAGAATGAGAAGGGCGAGTCGGAAGCCACCTGGTATCCGATTACCTGCTGGGATGGTCGCGCAGAGCTTGCAGAGAAGGTTGTCAAGAAGGGTGACCTTATCTGGATCGAGGGAACCCCACAGGTTTCTTCGTGGCAGGACAAGTCAGGAACCACACGGACTGACTTGAACATTCACGCGAAGTACTTCCAGGTGTTGTCACGCAGTGTGAAGAACATCAACGAAGGCAACGGCGGGATGAACGCTCCAAAGGTCGAAGAGGACCTCGACGAGCTGCCGTTCTAACAGATTGATTGCGTCTCGCATGGATTCGTACCATGCGGTATATTCTTCTACCGATTAACGGAGGAAGAGCAATCGTAGGGTCGGGGGTTGAACGCCTCCGGCCCTACAGTGTCTGTGGAGGACCGTATGTCGATTTTTTCTACAACCGATGCACAATTTCAGCACGACGTTCTTGAATCGACTGGTCCAATCCTTGTAGATTTCTGGGCCCCTTGGTGCAAGCCCTGTGTGATGATTTCGACAGAGCTTGAGAAACTGGAAGCACAGTACGGAGGCAAACTCCGCATCGCCAAGGTCAACGTCGACGAGAACCCCCTCACCCCACGCAGCCTCTATATCCGCTCCATCCCTACCATCATCTTCTATCCGGGCGGCAAAGAGGCCCCACTCTCGGTCGTGGGTGCCACCACAGCAATTGAGCTAGAGCGACGCTTCCGGCTCTCGGAACTGGTAAAATAACCCCATGATCTTTAGCATTACCGACGAGACGTTTGGCCCAGTCGTTCTTGGCTCAACCAAGCCGATCCTGGTGGATGTATGGGCGCCCTGGTGCGAACCCTGCCTCATGCTAGATGCCGAGCTGACGCGTCTCGACAATAAGTACGGCGAGAAGATCTTTATTGCAAAAATAAATTTTGACGAAAATTCACGCATGGCAGCAGGCATGGCGGCAGCAGGGATTACCTCTGTTCCGGCCTTGCTCTACTATCCGGTTGGCGTTCAGTCGCCCCGGGTGCTTCTTGGGTGCTACCCAATGGAGAAGATTGCCAAGGCGTTTGATTTCGACAAGCTACGATGAAAGAGGATAGCCATGACAACCCCCCTGCACGGAAACGTCGAGTACGTCAACATCGACAGCCTGGAGACACACCCGGAGAACCCGAGACAGGGGGATATCGGCGCCATCTCCACATCCATCACCGAGAACGGATGGTTTGGCACCGTCGTCGCCCAAATTTCTTCCCGAAGGGTACTCGCTGGGAATCATCGTCTCCAGGCCGCTAGGATTGCGGGGTTGGCGACCATCCCCGTCTTCTGGGTTGATTGCGACGATACCCAGGCCCGGAAGATCCTGATTGCCGACAACCGGATGAGCGACCTTGCCAGCTGGGACGAGCCGTATCTCGCAGACATGCTGACGCTCCTTGCCCAGCAAGACGCCATTGCCGGTACGGGGTTTGATAGCCAGGATATCGAAGATATTCTCGCTGCTTCCGGGGAGATGGAGAAGCCCGAACGAGAGCCGCTTACATGTCCGAAATGCGGTGCAGAAGTTCCTCTGGGAGGGAAAGGCGGGAAGCGATCTCGGAAGCGGTAAGCCCGCGTAGGTCGCCCAGCTCCATAAACGGACGCCCGTTCACGAGCGGTACGCGCTCTGGATGTCCAAGTTGTATGGCCTTGATCGCCTCAATCGCATAATACCAAACGATTATATCCGAACCAGGCCGGGCTTTTGCCACTGCTTCCACGACAGCCTTCGCACTGATACCGGAAAGAGCGTGTTTGCTCACTGCTGAGGAATCCTCGCAGGGTGGAACGCCTCAAAGTCATCGGGACTTGGGATCTCTTCCCATTCAGGGACATCCAGCCAGCGAATCGACATCGTGGCGATATCGTTGTTCCGGTCGCTGATTTCCCGTGTGGCAATCATTTCCAGCGCTTGTCGGGGGGTCAGAGCTACCTCTTCCCAGTCGTCAGACGTCACGCGCCAGGTGCCGATGTTCCCGTTTTCGTAGCGAATAACGTAGTTCATGGTGGACATGTTACGCCCAGCATAGCAGAGGGCAAGGGGTTGGGCTTCTACGACACAGATTTGGTAAAAAAAAAGTATGGCCCTAGCGCGAGCCACCTCGGGTACTTCGTCGGAATCCTGCGGGGGGTTAGGGGGTCTAGCACAAACTCCGAAACTCTGTCGGCCTCTGATTGACTCTCTCTCTGACTCTCTGACTAGTCGGCTCCTAGTCCCAGCCGATCCCACGCGATCCCGAAGGGTAGCGATTAGGGGCGGGATAACCCCGCCCCTAACCCTAACCCTAACCCTAACCTAACCCCTAACTATGGGCGGAAACTCATCACCGCGTCGGCGTGCGTCTGGCAATGCCAGATGGTTGCGCCTGTCTCCTCGTTCACCTGCCCCCAGACTGCGGGTTCGTCGCAGGTGTCCAGCCCCTTCGGGTCGTAGCAGATACTCTCCTCGTTCGTGGTGCTCTCGCAGGTCTGTCCTTCCTTCATCGTTCCGCTCCTCTCCATTGACGGGATCACTTGCCCCGCTGATGAGATTGTCGCACATCGTCGGCAATCCCGCAAGCCCCAGCCCTCGCCCTCTCTGGTGGTGGTGCGCCCCTGCTCTCCCCTTCTCCCCCTCTCCCCTTCTTGCCTCTCCCCTGTGTCGCCTAACCCCTAACTAACTAACCCCTAACTGATAACCCCTAACCCCTAAAAAGCGAGGCTAGGGGTGGAGAATCCCCTAGCCTCTGGTGCTAACCCGCCTAACCCTTAGGCGATGGTGTAGGTCTCTCCCCCTACTACTAGGGTGCTGATAGCGTCTAGCGGGATAGCCCGATAGTCGCCCTTCTGAACGTCAAAGACGCTGACCAGCCCCTTCTCAATGAAGTTATAGGCTGCGTCGCCCCCTGCGAGGTGCTTCTTCACCCCGAGGCGGGCTACCATCTTGCGGTGCTCACCCGTGGTGCGCTTCACAAACTCAACGCTGAAAATCTTGCCCTTCGTGGCGAGAATCAACGCCGTTGCTTCCTCTGGTGTAATGAGTGCCATTGTGTTCTCCTCTCTCCTATTGCGGTCGCTTCTCCTGCGCCGCTGAAACGATTCTCCCACATCGCCGCAATGCCGTCAAGCCCCTAGTGGTGGATAGATTCTATCCATCGTGGATAGTGGCACAGCCCGTGCCAGCCGCGCGCGATTGTTACATTGTTACAGATAAGCCATAAGCCATAAGCCGTAAGTCATAAGCCCTAACAAGCGTGGCACAACTTGTGCCAACCCCTAAATAGAACAGGTGTTCTATCGGCGGCTAACAGCCGCCCAGACTACCAGCAGCAGGATGAGCCCACCAAGACCGCCCGCGCCATCCACTAGACCAGCACCAAGAAGCGGCACGCACCGCCCTCAGAACACTCGCCAGCAATGTGCTGGACAGGCTCCACAGCCCAGCGCAAGCAAGTACCACAGGACTCACCATCCTCACGGACATCATCAAAACTATACACAGCGCGTACAGGGTTCAACTCCGCGTCATAGGTGTCGCCCTTCGCCACATCATCGCCCCATCGCTCCTTCGCGCACTCTACGCAATGGAACGATGCCTGATAGGTGAACGCAATAGCGTCAAACATCGTCTACTCCTCTCCACTAGGCAGCGTGGGGAGTGGCACATCGCCACTCCTCTCACCCTGCTCATACGATTCTCCCACACACACGCACTACCGTCAAGCACCCATCGTCGCAGCCCACCAGCCACCGTAGAGGCCCTCTTGCCACACACACACACACACACACACACACATCTATACATAAGCCATAAGCCCTAAGCCGTAAGCCATTGTTACCGTAACAAAAAGGGCTGACACACTATGTGCCAACCCTGATTGTTACATTAGAACAAGCGTTCTACTTGTCCAGCGATGCCCCGCAATCAAAGCACGCTGGGGTGTCATCGGTGACATCGGTGCTATGGACATCATTCATCGCTTCGGTTGCGCCCTGATGACGATTCGCGCAATCAACGCAAAGCACTACCCCTGCTGTTGGATCTACATAGCCCACAAGCACGATGCCTGAGCCTGTCATGGTCATACCCATTGTCTGTCTCCTCTCCACTACATCAGCAATCGCTGACATACCAATAGTCTCACACATAGGTCGCGCTGTCAATACCCTAGTCCAGCAGCCCCCTGCCCAGATTGTTACATTGTTACAGCGGCCCGCTTTGTTACATTGTTACATTGTTACACCTGAGCGGTAAGTGGCATAAGTTATGCCAAGCATAAGGGGCTGGCACAACTTGTGCCAACCCCCTACCGCTTTGTTGCAGCCTAGTTGCAATCCCAGATGCCAACCTTGCCAGCCGCAGCATCCTCAATGATCGCGTCATAGCACTCCTCGCAGACGCGCCACTTCTGGCTGCCCACGCCAATCTTGTGCGTTGCCGCTGGCGTGTGGTCAAGGTCTTGGTTCCACCCATCGCATACCATCTTGTCCATCGTGCTCTCCTCTCCACTATCACGGCTGCTGCCGCTACAAGGATTCTCCCACACTCCCCTGCCACCTGTCAAGCACTAGCCTCTGGGGTAGAGGCCCTCTGGTGAGGGCGGTAAGGGCGAGTGAGTGGAGAGCCCACCCGCCCTTGTAGCTGTATGGGGTAAGTGCTAACCCCTAAGCGTTGCAGCCTACTGCTACGGCTGACCCGCCAATCTCAATACCGTTCGGTGCTGGCTTCGGGGTCACCTGAACCCACGCCCCGCACTTGTCGCACTCCGCGCTGCTCACCGCACCCCAAGTGTTGGTGATACCGCGTAGCGGCGTGAACTTCCCCAATGCGTGTCCGCGACTCTGGGCTGCATCGCGTGCCGCCTGTCGCAGTACCGTGAGGCTGTGTCGCAGTCCCATAGCGTGCTCCTTTCTCCTATCACCCAAGCGGGCTATGACCATTATAAGGTCGGTAGTGGAAGGCTGTCAAGCCCCCCAATCCAGCTCGCGCGGCGTGCGCCCTGCTACTGCTCGCAAGTGCAGACAACGCACCCGCACTTAGTCTTGTTGTAACAAAACTCGCATAATACCTTGCC